GCTTCAAGCCCTCTTCAAGGGTTTTGAATTAGGTGGCGCACGTCCCAAACATGGGCCGGGCGCTGTGGCAGGTCACGAGAAGGGCTTCATGAAGTACGACTTCTCATTCTCAGATAAAATCGATGAGGTTTTTAACTATGATGAATACTTTGGGTTACATAAGGTCTTTCAGTTGGGTGGTGGATTTATTCACCGTCCTCCTGCTTGGCCTGCCCAAAAAGTGCTGGATCTGCCTCCTACATTGGAGGCCCAACTTCCTCCGTCGCGCGGCTTGTTTGTTAACAAGAATGCGGACGGTCCGCGTTACATCTCTGCGGAAGCTAAAGAAGCCATGTGGCTCCAACAGCTGATTGGAAGTGCTCTTGTTCGGTGGGTGCAAGCGCACCCCCTTACCAAGTTGCATGTGAATTTCACCGACCAGAAAAGGAATGGTCGCCTAGCACTTACCTCATCTCGCAGTGGCCGCAGGGCCACGCTCGACATGTCGGATGCATCAGATAGAGTTACGCATTGTGGCGTACGTCTGCTATTCCCGACCAAGGTCTTCAGACTGCTAGACGCAGTCCGGTCTGAGACAGCCCGTCTTCCAGACGGGTCCATTGTTACATTAAAGAAGCATGCTCCAATGGGTTCGGCTTGCTGTTTTCCCGTAGAAAGCGTTTATTTTTGGGCGCTCGCGGTAGGCAGTATCCAGCAGCAAACGGGTTGGTCTATGTGGAAAGCGCGCAAACACGTGTACGTGTATGGTGACGACATCATTGTCACAAAGCGTTTTGCCACGGGCATCATTGCCTTTATGGAATCCTACGGTCTGGTTTTCAACCAGGCTAAGTGTTTCATAAACGGGCCATTCCGCGAATCGTGTGGTGTTGATGCAATCGACGGAGTAGTTGTAACATCCGTTAAATTGCGTCATGCCTTAGACTTCGGAGAGTCCGACACTTCTGCCATTATTTCTCTCGTTGATACCAGTAATCAATTGTTTTATGCTGGCTATTGGCGTGCAGCCACTTGGTTAAAAGAGCACGTGGAAACGAGCGCAAAGCTCCATCTTCCGTATGTTCCCAAGTTGAGTGGTTGCCTAGGCGTGACAGGGTATCATTCCTGTTACACCGGTGTTAGAATTAAATGGTCCTCACGTTACCAGTCTCCATGTGTGAAAGTTAGACGCATAGTCCCTAAGGACAAAGCGCTTAGCTATGCTCAGTTATCAGATTACTCCGTGGTTACACAAACCCACGGCATCCAACAGATGAGCTATGGAGATGAGGTCCTTCTCAGCGCATTAAATCGTGCTGAGAAGGGGGATGATACATTTGTCCCCATGAAGAAGAAGTCGACATTGATTGCATACCCAGCTAAGGGTCTAACCCTGCGCTGGGCAAAAGTCATCTATTCGTAGACGAC